GATTTAGTATACCCAGAAACCCATTGGTTGGTATTTTAGGGCTGTATTTAGGTCTGTAGCTTCTTTAGCACTTCTTTCCAATTGTGAAGTTGTCGATAGTCTAAGAAGTCTTGTGTCTAATCTTTCTAACACCGCACGTCTTTCTTCATTACCTTCGCTTATAAGTGTTTCGTAGTCCATTGTACGTTCAGCTTCTGGTGGCCCAACAATACCTCCAAATTTTCCTCTAGTTCTACCCAAGGCTCTTTTAGCTTCAGCAAAAAACAATTGTCTAACTAGTGTTTTTGTTGGTTCGTTAAATTCAGAATAATCTAATTTAGACAAAGGAACTTGGTTAGGTAATCTGATGATATCTGGGTTGTCATTTAAACAATCATCTAAATTTTCTGGTGTTGTATCATAATAAAAATACCAAACTTGGCAACCAGTTAAGTTAATAGAACTACCAATACCACCTAAACCTTGGCCAAATGAAAACTTAGAACCTGGAGTCGACAAAAGGTGAAGTAATCTAGTACCGTTAGGACCAGCTGTTATTTTATAAACTAATTCACTTCTAACGATTCTATTTTTCAAGTTCATATCAGCAGCGGTTAATAAAATATCGAATGCTGGTGCTATGTAGTAACCCATACGACCCATACCTGGACCATTTATACCACCACCAGTTTGAGCAAAGCCACCACCAAACCCATAATCAATACCACCATAGTTAGCTAATAATGCTTGGCTAGTTGCTGGTGGTGTAATCCAAAGTACTTCGTTTACCTCACGACCAGCTGGTATTTCATAAACTTGTCTACCAGCCTCTAGCTGAACGTAATCTTTTTTAAGTTCCCAAGGGCCGTTGGTTTGATGACCGACTTGTTTAGAATACGCATAGGTTGCTTTTTGTACATAATCTAAGCTTCTAACACTAAGGGCAAAAGCCATATCTATAGTCGTAACATTTGAACCTAATAATGATTGCCATTGGTGTTCTATAAGCCATTCTTGCACATATTGTGCATAGTCTTCGATAGAAATCTCAAGCAATGTACAAAGTTGTTCATCTAATAATTCAATCTGACGTACTGGAGCACCCAATGAATGTCTAAATTGTCTAAACAATTTTTCTCTTTCTTCTGTTGTTACTGGCATAATTTATTCTTTTTTATAAATATAAGAATAAATGTATTTAAATCAAAAATTTCTTAGTTAAATCAGCCCCTTCCCTAATAGATTTAAAGCTAATATTAGGCACAAGCAATTGCTTACCAACTTTAATAATTGGAACTTGGTCAGAATTCGTAATTTCAGAAATCTGATTGTATTCTTTTTCGTTTTCTTCTAGGTTTACGTTGACATCAATAAATTCAACACCTTCATTGGTGAGAATTTCTTTTAGTTCATTACAGTAACCGCATTCTGGGATTGAATAAATCTTAACATTTTCCATTTTATAAATCATTCATTAATTGTTCTGTCATAAGGACAGTTATTTCTTCATCTGTTAGTTTTTTATCACCAACAATTGTGGTGATAATATCTTTTTTACTATTTAGTGTGTCCCACATTCTAGTTGAAATGGTATCCATAAATAGTTGGTAATAAATATTTACATCATTTTTTTGACCAATACGAAAAGCACGGTCTTCAGCTTGTTCGTTATCACCTGGAACCCATGAAAACGAATTAAAAACAACAACAGTTGCTTCCGTAAGTGTAATACCAACACCAGCTGATTTTATATTTCCAATAAAAACCTTAACCTTAGGGTTATTTTGAAAAGAATCCACAGATTTTTGTTTTTGGGTTGTGGTCATAGGCCCATTATGTGTCACAGCAAGCTTACCAAAATGATTAGCAAGTATTTGTAACTCTTCAGTGAAACTAGTAAAGATAATTACCTTTCTACCCATTTCAATAGCGTTTTCAACCATTTCTATAGTATAAGGAATCGCAATAGCCGCTATAAACTGTCTTAGGATAATTAATTCAACCAAGTCTTTTTGTAAGTTACCATTTTTTTTACCTTCCACAAGTCTTTTTTCTAGGTATTCTTTCCATAACTCATCGTATTGTTTCCATTCTTTATCTGAAAGCTTTAAATAGTTAGGTGTTATTACTTTATCTGGCATATCCAATACATCTGTTTTCAAACGTCTTAACATTATGTTTTTAGTCTTAGAAGCCAATTCATCTAAGTTAGATGCACCATCTGTTAACCAAATTTGCCTTTTTTGGCCATTTTTAAGCGTTTTAAAGAACTGTTTACCGTCACAGTAACGAACAGCATAGTGCTTCCAATTTTGAGCGATTGGTGACTTTATAATCTTTAATAAGTTAAAAAAGTCCATCGGTCTATTGGCGACAGGTGTACCAGTTAATAACCAAATTTTCTCTATATTGTGTTTGGTTGATAACTCTACCATAATTTTACCACGAATACTATCGTTGTTTTTCAAATTATGTGCTTCATCAATTATTGCAAGGTCAAACCCAGCATTGGCTAATTCTCGGTTTAATAAAACTTCTGGTTCACCTTCTTTTTTCTTTTTACCATCCGTTAATGTGTGAAAGTTTTTAAGAATGTCAAAATTAATAATTGTAAACTTAGCCTCTTTCCATTTTTTACCGTCAATAATAACGGTTTCATTACAAAAGACATTTATTTCACGTTCCCAATTAATCTTGGTTGATGATGGGGCCACAATTAAAATTTTCTTGGCACCACTTTCTAATGCAGCTATAATTGATTGGATACTTTTTCCAAGCCCCATATCGTCAGCCAAAACACAACCATTTCTAGATAAAAGAAACCTAATTCCTTCTTCTTGGTGAGCATATAATTTTTTGCCGTATTTTGATAGTATTTTATTATACTTATCAAAATCTACACTTACATTTAACGGTTCAAAATATGGGTCATCAGTTACTTGTGTTTTTGGTAACCAATACATCTTAGATTCTGTTTGGTTACGTTTTAATTTTCCATAAACATGGTAAGCTTTATCAGTTTCCGCTAGTATGAATTCTACCAATACTTTTTCTGGTATAAAAGTTAAGTCTTCTTTTGTTTTAAGTTCCTCACCTAAGTAAGGTGTAATACCAATGATTCTGTTTATAAATAAAGGGTCTCTAGTTATATTATTTATAATGTAATTTGCTTGATTTTCAGTCAATCCAAGTTTATTGTTCTTTAATAACTCATTTTTTAACTTAAGTAAATATGGGTTGATACCTTCATACTTTTCCAAAAGTGAAATGGCTGACCGTCCTCGTATATCGTTTAGTGTTATCAATGTCTAAATTTTAAATTTTATTATATGTAAATATAATAAAAAAAATTAATAAAATCAAGAGTTGTCTAAATAACAAATTTCAAATATTTATAAATAAAAACATGGATAATAAAAAGGTAACTCCAATCACGAGGATTAATAAATTTTTTTCTGAAGAGGATTTCCAACTTGAAATAGAAATGGGCAGAGAAGCTATTGAGGGTGATGGAAACTTCACTGTTATTCTTTATAGAGTAGATAGACAATTGACAGAATATGATGACTTATACGGTGAAGCTACCAAAGATGGTATTAGATTTTTACCACCAGTAGAATTAAAGGTTATACCAATTATTGAAGAGCCAGAAAACAAAACATATAACACAAACGGTTCATTAAGACAAATTCAAGATGGTCCGTTTACATTCGGTATATATTCAAAACAATTAGGTGAGTTAAAAACAGAAATAAGCTACGGTGATTACATTGGCTATCCTGTTACTGAAACTGAAATTAGATATTATAGTGTAGTTAATGACGGTATAAAAAATTACGATAACAAACATACGATTATGGGTTACAAGGGTGCCTTTAGAACGATTAAATGCGCACCAGTGGATAACACAGAGTTCCGTGCTATGTAATTAAACAAATGATTTATTATGGCAAAGCCAAAAGCTTATATGAGCAATATTAATATAGTTGAAGGGAAAATAGGTTTTCCAAGAAGACAAGAAATCCTTGACGATATCGCCAACAATGGTACATTTTTACCTAGGGGTGTTATGATTGAGGACATGGACCAAACCTTTATTGAATTTTTGCAAGCGGATAATGGTTTATCAATAACTGTAGAGGGTAAAAAGGTACCTGTTATATTTTTAACAATACAAAGATGGAGTGAGTTTACAAAAACTTGGAAATTTGGTGATGAATATAAAAACATCGAAATGCCATTTATTACAGTTGTTAGAAAACCAGACGTTCAACAAGGACAAAACCAAGCTGGGTTGTGGAACATACCTGGAAACAAAACCTTTACCTATATGAAAGTACCAACTTGGGATGGGATTAGAAAAGGTATTGATTTATATAAGATACCACAACCAACACCTGTTGGTATTACTTATGAAGTTAGATTATTCACCAATAGAATGAAAGACCTAAATAAATTCAATATGTTGATTCAAAGGGCCTTTCAGTCAAGACAATGTTACATAAGTGTTAATGGTCACCCAATGCCGTTACTTTTAGAAACAATTGGTGATGAAAGCAATATTGATGATTTTGAAAACAGAAGGTTTTATATTCAAATGTTTGAAATAAAACTAGAAGGGTATATGTTAGATGAAGAAGACTTTGAAGTGGTACCTACAATAAATAGAACCATTACTAGCTTAGAAGTTGCTGAAACCAATATAGAAAACAATGTTATATTTGAACCAATAATAAATAACACGGGTGTTACTTATTCATTTATTTGGAACCCCAACGGTTCATCAAGATATTATCTTACAGTTACTGATACAGTAACGTTTAATCAAATAAATGATATTGATAAGATAACAAGGATTGTTATTTATGTTAATGGTATTTCAATATTTGATGGGACTGTAATTGGTGCTCCGATAGTGTTTAATCAAAATGATTCGGTAGAAATAAAGGTTTATAAGCCTAATTATTCTACTGGTAAATTTACGTTATTGGGGACAATTTAATTTTCACCGTATAAGTCTTTTTTTGGTGTACATTTTTCACGAATAAGCTTTTCGACAAAAGCAAACATTTTCAACCCATTTTCTTCGCAATATTTTTTTAGCATTTCATGGGTTTTTGACGTTATTTTTAAGTTTTTATCTCTCTTCATAACTAGCATTTTAAATAAGTATGACAAAAGTATGAAAAAAAACATACTTAAATTAATTTATATTTTTAATGCCATCTACTTTTGTTAAAAACTTAATATTTATAATAAACAAAAGATAAAATAAGTTAAAATAAAACAAAAACAATATGGCGACAAGAGTATTCGTTAGTCCAGGTGTTTACACTTCAGAAAAAGATTTAACATTTGTAACACGTCAAGTAGGTGTAACATCATTAGGTTTAGTAGGTGAAACAACAATAGGGCCAGCTTTCCAACCAATTTTTATTAGCAATTATGGAGAGTTCCAATCTTTCTTTGGTGGTTTAAACCCTACTAAAGTTAAAGACAATGGAGCACCACAATATGAATTACCATATATTGCTAAATCATACTTATCTCAATCTAACCAATTGTTTGTAACTAGAGTATTAGGTTTTTCTGGTTATGATGCTGGTTTAGCTTGGGGTATTACACTTGATGCTGCAATGGACCCAGCTACTAGTGCAACAACTGGTGGTGCTTCATATGCACCATTGATTACGTATTCAGCAACTTCTGCTGGTACAATAACTAGCTTGGTTTCTAGTGATGCGTTTTTACAATCATTGATTAATGACGGTACATTGACTAGTACTCTAGCTTATTTAGGTACAGCCTCTACTGGTTCTAGTGTTAATATAGGTCCAGTTTATATTAAAAACGCTAACATATTTAGTGGTATATCATTTAACTTATATGTTAATGTTACAGGTACCAACGGTTCAAATATTACTGGTACAACTACTGGTGTAACTGTTTACTATTCTGGTAGTGCTTATTCAGATGTAGAAAACCAATTGGTTGCTTTATTGCGTTCTAGAGGAACTATAGATAATTCAACACAATTACCTACATTTGAAGTTAGTGGTTCAACAGATGTACAATTTGACCCAGCTTATAGTGCTGCAACGGCTAATCCTCTTGGGTTATTCTCGTTAAGTGGTTCATCAACAAGACAAGGTTTATTCAATTACCAAGTTTCGTTAGATAGAACACAAAATAATTACTTACCAAAGGTATTAGGTAGAGGTGCTCAAGATGGTAAAACTACTTTGTTTGTTGAGGAGATGTTTGACAACATGTTTAAATCATTAAATGCTGAAGGTAAAATTAGAGGTGTCAAACAAACTTTAACATCTTACGGTAATGATTACTCTGATTACTTAAATGAATACCAACCAGCGGTAACACCTTATGTTGTTTCTGAATTACGTGGTAACAAGGTATTAAGATTATTCAGATTCTGGACTATTTCTGATGGTAATGCTGCTAACGAACAATTTAAGATTTCTATTGTTAACATACAACCAGATTCTAAAGAATTTGATGTTAGAATTAGAGCATACTACGATACAGATGCACAACCAGTAATTCTTGAAAGCTTTGCTCGTTGTACAATGGACCCATTATCTGCTAACTATGTTGGTAGAAGAATTGGTACATTAGATGGTGAATATGTTTCTAGGTCATCATATGTGCTTGTTGAAGTTAATGATGCTTCTGATTCAAGCAATGCATTCCCAGCTGGTTTTGTTGGTTATCCTGTTAGAGATTACCAAATAAATAGCAACACAAGTGTTGTTGACCCTAAATTAATGTATAAAACTGAATACACTACATTTGAAAATAAACGTAAATTCTATTTAGG